TGAGCAGCTGCCGTTTCCAGATACCCCGGGGGCCGCCGTAATAGGTCTCCACGGCATCACGAATTGGGTCGGACATCAGGCGCAGAATGGTCTGCTCCGCCGCGGCACAGTCGATGGCAGCGCTGCTGCCGCCGGAGGGGAGCAGGGCCGCCGTCAGGCAGAATACGACAACGGCGGCGATTGTAAGAATTATTTTTTTCATGGAGAACACCTCGGGTACAGCTTGCCCGGAATTTTACGGCAAATGCGGAGCGCGGCCCGAAGTGCGATTTCATGCAGAGGAGGAAACATATGGCAACAACAGGATTTCCCACCAGCGCCGACATCTATCTGGAACTGGATGGCAAAAAAGTGGCGGTGGTGCAGAGCTATACCGCCAAGACCAGCAAAAGCTCCAAACAGGTGGAGGCTTTCGGAGAGAGCGAAGCGGTGGCTACCATCCCGGGACAGCGCTCCTACACACTGGAGCTGACCCGTCTGTACGCCACGGATGACGCCGTCTCCGATGGGATCAATTTTTACGATCTGAGTGATTTTTCCCTGGTGATCTGCAAACCGGATCGGAAGATCATCTACTCCGGCTGCGAGTGGAGCAGCATCGCGGAGCAGGGAGAACTGAACGCCATGGTGGCGGAAAAAGTGACGGTGCTGGCCGCACAGCGCATTGAGACCACGGTATGACCGGGATGGATACGCTGCGCCCGCTGACCGCCGGACGGCTGCTGGGCATCCGGCGGGAGGTTGCGGAACGGGAGCCGGATGAGGTTGTGCGGGGACTTTTATGCAACGCGTCGGTGCTGGCGGAGTGCTGTTTTTCCGGAGAGGAGCGGGTGTTTTCCGATGCGTCGGCGGTGCTTGCGGCGCTGACCGTGCGGGAGATGGAAGACATCTTGCGGCGACTGTCCGGAGGGTCAACTTTGCCCACACAGAGCAACCCGGCGTTTGACGAGGCGCGGTTTTGCGCGCTGCGGGGGGAGTGAGCATGGACTATATCCAGGACGAGCTGCTGCGTCAGGCACAGGCCTTTGCGGCGCTGCTGGGTGCGAATACCGGAATAGAAGAGACGAACAAGACGCATGACAGCCGCGCCTTGGATGCGTTCCCCACTGAGACCGGGGAGACGGCATTTGTGGCCGGACTGCGCAGACAGAGCGAGACCAATGCCTGGGCTGCGGCTCTGGCGATGGGCATGCTTCCTGAAGAAGCCGCGATGACAGCCGTCGGGGCTGTCGGCGCTGTACAGGCAAGCAGCTCTGCCCGGGCCGGTACGGCAGAGACGGTTTTTCCGGACGCACAGAACCGTTCCGGGACAATTCCGGTTGTGCTGATGCAGAATCGGGCAATGGATGCGCGGGAACTGTCCCGCGTCTTCGAGCGGGATGCCCGGCGCTATAACGGCGCGTACCCGCTGTATTGAAAGGAGGAGACGGTATGGGACTGACGCCCATGCGGTTCAAGGACTATACCTGGCCCCACAACCCGGAGACCTATTCCATCACCTATCAGCGCAAGGTGGCGGTGCACAAGGTGCCCTTCGGGCGCTACGCTCTGCAGGATCTGGGCGTTTCTTACCGGGTGATGCGGGGGGAGGGGGCCTTCACGGGCACGGGGGCCTACGACGAGTTCCGCAAGATGGCAAAGATGTTTTACGAAAGCGGACCGGGGACGCTGGTGCATCCCGTGTGGCAGGCGGCCAGCGCCTATTTCGTGTCGCTGCAGCTGGCACAGGAGCCGCTGCCGGACTATGTGCGCTACACTTTTGAGTTCTGGGAGGACTATACCGGAACCACAGGATTGACGGCGGTGGCCGCCGCGGTGACAAATTCCACCACGCAGAGCACGGGGACGACTGCGGTGTGGTACACCGTGAAAAAAGGCGACACGCTCTGGGGGATTGCCAGACAGTACGGCGTGACGCTCCAGAGCCTGATCGCGGCCAACCCGCAGATCAAAAACCCCAACCTGATCTATCCGGGAAATCGGGTGAGAGTGAAATGACGGGACGAATCATTACATGTGACCACACCGTCTACGATCTGCCCGCGCTGCTCACATGGGAGGTTGCGTATACCGGAGCTGTACCCTGTGACAGCTTTTCCGTGACCTGCCTGCACACTCCGGACTTAGAGCCGGTGCTGCGCCGGGCGGCGGGCTTTTTGCTCCTGGACGGCAGTGAGGTGCTTCTGCGGGCCATCGTGGACGAATATGAAATCCGGCTCTCCGACCAGGGGATGACGGCGCTGGTGGCCGGGCGGGGCTATGCCGCCCGGCTGCTGGACAACGAGTCCCGGCCCGCCGTCTATCAGGATGTCACCTTGGCCGAAATCATCCGCAGCCATGTGACACCCTACGGTATCAGCTGCGCCAAAACGGTGGAGATTCGCGCCGGCGGGACGTATACTGTGGAGTCCGGGTCCAGTCAGTGGAAGGCGCTGGAGAGCTTTTGCCGAACCTACGGCGGCTTTACGCCCTGGTTTGAGCGGGATGGGCGTCTGACCGCCGTGCCGGAGACAGACGACGGCAAGCGGTTGGCAGTGAACGAAGACACACCGCTGCTGGCCCTGACCAAGCGGGAAAACCACTACGGCGTGCTGTCCGAGGTACTGGTGATCGACAAAACCCGGGGGCAGGAATACACCGTGAAAAACGCCGACTTCCTCAGCCGGGGCGGACAGTGCCGCCGGGTGCTCTATACCCCGGGGCAGAGCACCTGGTCGGCCATGCGGTACACGGGGGAGTATCAGATTGCTCAGTCCACCGCAGACGAGGTGAGCGTGGAGGTGACATTACCCGGCGGATTTTTGGCATTTCCCGGAGACATCGTGCAGCTGAGTCTTGACAAAGCGGGACTTTTCGGGGAATACCGGGTGGCGGAGGCCGAGAACAGAATGGATGCCTCCGGGGAACAAACGACACTGACATTGAAGGAAAGGACGTGAGCATATGTGGCTGTCCAGACAGATGCGGCCTGCGGCGGAAGAAGCGAGCGCCGAGCTGGGCGTGACCTCCATTTCCGGCGCAAGTGCCGGGGTGGTGGCCAAGGGCGAGCTGCGCGCCCTGCCGGTTTACGGGCCGGGTGGCTACCTCTGGCAGCCGACCGCGGGGCAGACGGTGCTGGTGATCAAAGGTGGTACCGGTGCACAGGAGTGCTGTGTGGCAGGCGCGAAGCAGGCTGCCGCACCCGCGGGGATGCAGCCCGGCGAGGTTTATCTGTATGCCGGGAACGGCAGCATCTATCTGAAAAATGACGGTACGGTGGTGCTACAGGGCACTGTCTCCGTCGAGGGAACGCTGCTGGTCAACGGCCAGGAATATCAGCCCTCCACCTGCCAGACGGAGGGAACGACATGAGAGGATTGAAGCTTCTGAATGGAGATTATGTGCCCGACGGTCTGGGCGGCGCGGTACAGACCGAGGGGAAAGAGGCCCTTTTGCAGCGGGTGCTGTTCCGCCTGACGGCCCGGCGGGGGCAGTTTCCCTTTCTGGAGACAATGGGTTCCGCACTTTATGCCTTGGGACGGGTGGAACCGGCTCTGCGGCAGAGCGCGGCGGAGCAGGCCGTGGCGGAGGCTCTGGCGGACGAGGAGGACCTGAAAATCGAGCAGGTGACGCTCAGTGGAGAGGAACTGACGGTCGCGCTTGTTTACGAAGGAGAAGAGCTGTCTGTGCGGGTGTCGGTGCAGTGAGGGAGTGTGGACATGAAAACAGTTGACGAAATTTATGAAGAGCTGCTGGCCGCCTTCACGGAGCGGGTGGGGTATACGCCCGACGATTCGTGCGATCTGGCGGTACGGCTGTACGCCGTGGCGGCGCAGATACAGGCATTGGAGGTACAGGCGGACTGGGTGCTGGATCAGAGTTTTCCACAGACGGCCCAGGGGGAGTACCTGGATTACCACGCAAGCATGCGGGGACTGACGCGTCAGGCGGCCAGGCAGGCAGCGGGAACGCTGCGGTTTTCCGCGGGAGAAGCCGCGGTGAACGACCTGACCATTTCCCAGGGCACCGTATGCATGACGGCGGGGGGCGTGCGGTTTGAAACCGCTGCCGATGCCGTATTGACGGCGGGAAAACTGTGGGTGGATGCTCCCGCGCAGGCGGTGGATACCGGCAGCGGCGGCAACGCCGCGGCAAACACTGTGACGGTGCTGGTGAACTGCCCGGTGGGGATTACGGCGTGCACGAATCCCGCCGCCTTTACCGGCGGAACGGACGAAGAGAGCGACGACGACCTGCGGGAGCGAGTGCTGGAGAGCTATCAGCGGCTGCCCAACGGGGCCAACGCCGCCTTTTACGAGGAGCAGGCTCTGCGGCATGAGGGTGTGGAGTCCGCCGTGGCCGTTGGCCGGGCGCGGGGCATCGGCACGGTGGACGTTTATCTGTCCACGGCAGCCGGCGTGCCGGATACGGCGCTGCTGGAAGAGGTCGCCGAGGATCTGCAGGTGCGGCGGGAGATCGCTGTGGATGTGCAGGTGCTCGCGCCGGCCCTCAACGCTGTGGATGTTGCCGTGGAAGTGACGGCGGAGAGCGGCAGCGATTTTTCGGAGGTCAAGACGGCTGTGGAGACGGCGATGGCGGGACTGTTCGGTGGGAAACTGCTGGGCAAGCCGTTGCTGCTGGCGCAGCTTGGCAGCGCCGTCTATACCGTGGACGGTGTGGACAACTATCACATCCTGACGCCTGCGGCGGATGTGGCGGGGGACGCTACGGTTCTTCCGGTGTTAGGCACGCTGACGGTGACGGAACTGGAGGGATGAGATGGAACGGCAGTATGAATCCTTCCTGAAGGCGCTGCTTGCGCCCCTGGGGGTATATGATCTGTCGGACGGGACTGTAAACGAGGCCGAGCTTTACGGCTTTGCGGCCGGACTGGACGCCGCGGCGGAGCAGGTGGAATATGCCGAGCAGGAGGGCCTGACGGCCACGGCAGAGGACGAGGGTCTGCGCCGTCGGGAGGCGCTGTTCGCCCGTCGGCCTGCCGCCGTCACGGCCCAGCAGCGCAGAGACGCCATTGCGGCCCTGCTGCAGATCGACGGCGACAGTTTTTCCCTCGCTGACATCAACAAGACCATCAGCGGCTGCGGAATTCGTGCCCAGGCTGTGGAGCTGGGGCAGGGTCACATTCGTGTACTTTTTCCGGAGACAGCGGGCGTGCCGGACGAATTTGACCAGATCCGGAAAATTGTGCTGGATATCCTGCCCTGCCATCTGGAGACGGAATTCTATTTCCGCTACCTGACCTGGGCGGAGTGTGAGGACTACGGCTGGACCTGGGCGGCGGTGGAGAGCGCCGACCACACCTGGGACAGCTTTGAACTGGCGGTGTGACAATGGATGCGGGATGGAACGAGCGGATCACAGCTCTGGAGGAGCGGGAGTGTGCCAACGCCCGGGGAATCGAGCGGCTGGAGCAGGGTCAGGAGACGCTTCGCCGACTGGTGACGGCTGTAGAAGTGCTGGCCACCAAACAGGAGAGCGTGGCGGGCAATGTGGCGCGGCTCAACGGCAAGATGGATGCGCTGGAGCAGAAGTCCGCCCGTCGCTGGGATGGGTTGGTGGACAAAATCCTGCTGGTGCTGGCGGGGGCCTTTGTGTCCTTTTTGCTGGCAAAGGGGGGCGCATGAACAAGAGATGGACGATGTCCAAGGTGATTGCCTGCGGTGTACTGGCGGTGGACGGTGCGGCAACTTTTGTGGTGCTGTGGTTTTGCTATCTGGCCATTGAACGCCAGTTTACCGGCTCGCTGCCGTATTTGACCACCCTGATCGGAGCGCTGCAGGCGGCCACCGCGGTGGTGCTGAGTGCCTATTTTAGCAAGAGCCGGGCAGAGAACACCCAGGGCGGGATCGTCTATGACGCGGCGCTGGGCAGCGATGATCGCTGCTGAACGACAGAAAGGAAGATCGAATATGAGAACTTTACTGACAAAGCTGACGTCCCGCAAGCTGTGGCTGGCGGCTGCGGGACTGGTGACCGGAATCGCCATAGCCTTCGGCGTGGATCAGAGCGCCGTGACCACGGTCGCCGGAGCGGTGACTGCGGTGGTGTCCATTGTCACCTATATCGCCGCCGAGGGACGGGTGGACGCCGCTTCGGTGCAGGCGGCGGCAGAACAGATCCGCAGCGCCGCGGAAGCGGTGCAGGACGGAGGCGAAACCGATGACGGAACTGCAGCGGCTTCTTGAAACTGCCCGGAGCCAGCTTGGCGTAAGCGAGGAGCCTTCCGGCAGCAACTGCGTACGGTATAATACCGACTACTATGGTCGGGAGGTCTCCGGCAGCGCATATCCGTGGTGCTGCGTATTTGTATGGTGGTGTTTCCGCACTGCGGGAATGCAGGAGCGGTTTTACGGCGGCGGACGGACCGCCTCCTGTGGGACGCTGGCGGACTATGCCCGGCGCGGCGGACGGTTCGTGGAGGATGATTACCGTCCTGGCGACCTGGTGTTTTTCCGTTTTACAGGGACGGTCATTGAACACATCGGCATCGTGGAGC